CTGGATGAGGGTGCTCACATCTGCAAGATAAGCTCCAAGCAGGCAGTTGCTATGGCTAGGGAGAATGGGTGGAAGTTCAGGAGTGCCTACAACCAGTGGAGAGCTGCTGTCGGCAAGGATGTAACTATCTGTGACTACTGGTGGACTGAGATAGCAGAGGAGTTCCCATTCACTAAGCTCATCTACAATGCAATAGTGATAGACAAAGAACTGGTGAAGTTTGGACCTACCCGATTCAGGCGTATGCCTATATATGTAGCACCAGTTGGTGGGCTACCTGATATGGGCAGTTTAACTGAAGGAGCACTACCAACTTACTCAGCCACTCTCAAACTTCAGACTCAGGAATCTAATGTTGACCGCTGGAAGGCTGAGATTGGGCAGGCGATTATAGCAACCAATGAGAACATCTACCGAGCCTGGAATAAGTGGTGGAGCTTCAGTATGCAGCTACTGAGAGATACTGCTCAACCTAGAATCTTTGAACGAAGTAGGAGTGGTAAGTCTATAGTCAAGCCAGAGGATGTCTTTCGCAGAGGGGCTATATTTAGGGGAGGTCCTGATGACTCAGTTGACTTCATTGGAACTCCACCTATACCACTAGAGCTCAGGAGTACTCAACTAGACCTTGAAGCTATGATGCAACGAGGTGGTGTTAGTTGGTCTATGTATGGAAGTGTACAAGGTCAAATGACCGCTTATGTAATGAGTCAGATAGCTGCCTCTGCTAACCAGATAATTAAGCCTTTCCACCAGGCATTTATAGCCAAGTATGAGGATGAGGACAATGACTGGCTAGAGGATATTAAGACACGAGGAGTTAAACCTTACGGTTGGGCCTATCCAACCGCACTACCAGAAGGTGTGAGAGTATCTGCCGAGTATGAGGTAGAGATTCCTGGGGACTTAGTGCAGAGAGCTACAACTGCCCGTATGCTAGACCCTGACTTCAGGTTAAGCTATAGTTATGTATCTAAAAAGCTCTTCCCAGATATCGCAGACCCTCTAATGGAGAGAGCTCAGGTTAGAGCTGACCAAGCTGAACTTCATCCTAGCAACTCAATCATAGCTCTTATCCAGTACTATCGCAGACAGGCTGCTTACTTAACTCGGATAGGTGATGTTGATTCTGCTAGACTCTACGAACTAGCTTCAGACATGGCTCTGAATATGCTAGGGCCTCAACAGCCAGCACAGCCCCCTCCAGGTCAGGTTCCAGGTATGGGTAGACCTGAGGCTATACCGCAACTACCTGGTGGAGGCAGAGAGCCTCAAAGGGAAGCATAGGGTGAGGAGTAAACTATGCCAGACATAGCTGAAATTACTGAATATACTAAGAAAGTACTAGAAGAGAAAGGCTGGCAGCTGGGTGAGGCTGGCAGGCTCTTATTGCCTCCACCTGTTGAGCAGCCTGAGTTCTTTCCTGGCTTTGGTCAGGAGCTACAGCAACTTGGAGTAGCCCAAAGGAGGGCTGAGCAGAGGGCTATGGCAGCTGAGCAGGCAAGAGCAGGTCTAGCCCGTAGATTCAAATTTGCTGCTCCATTTGAACTACCTAGAGCGGGCGAGAGAATATTCCCTATCTTTCCATTCTTGAGCTTTAGACTAACCGATGTAGCAGTTTACGAGCAGCAGATAGAAGAAGCACAGGTAGAGCTTGACTTATCTCTTCAGGAACTGAAGTCTATTAGATGGCGTCAGGAGGTAATGATATCTCTACCGAACTATTTATCTATCCCTGACTATAAAATCCAACGCTCTGAGGACGTACTTAACTACATTCCTAATGATGCTCTAAGACCTGACGACAACATATGGCTTACTAACCTATACGATAGAATGAAGCATCTGTCTAACGTACTGCCAGAAGGCTTTGATGGTGATACTTGGGAGGCTCAGTCTAAGGTACTAAATGAAGTACTAACTGCACCTAAACTAGAGCTCAAAGGAGTGCATAATCTAACTGTAGATGAAATTGCTAAGTCCTTTGCCTTTGGAGTAGCAGAACTGCCAAGGAATATGACAGAAGAGGGCGTTCGAGACATACTTGCCCAGATAGAGCTACAAGATGAGGAGATTGATTCTGCTAAGGATTGGCTAACAGAGCGGGCTAATGCCTGGGCTATAGAGTCTGATAGGCTTAACCTTATTCGGGCTGGTGCTCTACAGGCAGAAGCTCCTAGCCTCACACCTTGGGAGTTTACTAAACTAATGGTAACTCAGCCTATGATGGCAACTATGGAGATGTTGGATAAGTACTTCAATATGCTTCCCAGACCACTTGCATCTGCTGCTATTATAGGTACTCATAGGCTATTCAAAACTTCAGAAGATACATATGCTGCTGAACTGGAAAGACAATTTACCCTCTACCGCTCACAAGGTGAGAGCAACTGGGCTTCACTTGCTATGGCCTTTAATGAGTGGGATGCTCCTTGGTATGCAAAGATAGCTACTGAGGCAGCATTTGACCCTATAAGTTATATAGGCTTTGGTCTTATTACTGGTATAGGTGGTAAGCTTGGTGGAGTAGCCAGGGGTGGCAGAATGGCTAACAGAGGCTCAAGGATAGGTAATCTAATTATTGACTTTGAGCAAGGCTTCATGGCAGGAGCTGACCTTACATTCCAAGGTGGGATGTGGCTAGCTAAGCAGCCTATCAAAGGTGCATTCTGGACTCTTGGTGCAGGCTATCAGATTCCTCGAACTGCTACTACATTGGCTAGGAACTTTGCTCGTAAAGGCTTTATGGACTTTAAGGCTGTACTTGACAGAGCCTTCCCAGATGTTAGTAGCATGAAGGGGCTGACGGCTAAGGACTTGAGAGATACTGCTGAGGCTTGCATAAAGCAGACTATGGACAATCCTTATGAAGGCCACAACCTGATGAATAAGGCAGGGGCTGGTCTATTAGAGTTCAACTATCTAGATGACGTAGCAGCCAAGAAGATACTAGAGCCTATAAGAACTCCTATCTACGGTCCTGCTGGGGAGGTAATATCTGAAGCTGCAGAAGTAACTATGGACACTGCTCGCCTAGCTCACTTTAATAATGAAGTACTCAATATGTTTAGTGGTCAGGGTGAGAGAGTAACAGCTGGTAAAATTATAGCTGACCTTGGGGTAGAAGCTACTGAAGAAGCGGTTGAGAAGATGGCAGCTAAACTATCTACTCTTAAGGATAAAGTAGCTAAGGACTCCCTAGCCGCTCTTAAGGGTGATGTGCCTGAAGACATTATGCTTAACCTGTTCAATAGAATGGAAGGGATAAGATATTCTAACCTTCATAGCCCTCTGACTGAACATATGACTCAGGCAGGTAGGTCAGTATCAGCCTTTGTTAGAAACATGGATAATATACTGTACTCGACTCAATTGGTAGCACTGGAACGCCGAGTGGTAATGCCAGTAGCTAGGTGGAATCTGCTCTTCCTGAACTTTGGACCTTTCAACTTCTTTGAGAATATGCAGAGAAGCTTCCTTGGTGGAGCTGAGGTGCTCTATCCTAGAGCCTATGGTGGAGTTGCAGAGACTAATAGACTATTCAAAGGTCTAGCTAATGCTCCTTATGAACTCCATATGTTTGAGCGTGGAGAGGCAAGGCTAGCTCAGGCTATAATTGACCCTAAGACTGGTAGAACTGCAGTGTTCAAGGGAGGCAATATACCATTTGTAACTAAGGAAGTAACTATACCTGAACGGATACCTTTCCTTGGAGGCAAGACTATAGGCAAGAAGATGAATATTGCTGGTAAGGATTTCCAACTTGGTAGCTTCCAAGACCAGTATGATATGTGGGCTCATCTTAACTCTACTCAAGTATCCTATGACTACCAAGTCCACTATATGAAGGCTCTAACAGAAGTAGCTCCAGATGATATGAGAGCGATAAGTCAGGTACTAGATAACCACAGAGCTGAGCTAGATAATATAACTGCCTTTACCAAAGGTGATGCTAAGGACTTGGAGCGGGTTATTCTAGCAGATTCAACTGTAGGCTCTGCTGAGGTAAGAGCTCATGCTGATATAGATGTGCTTACTATGGAACGGAGACAGATTAGCAAGGAACTGGGCAAAACCTTTGATAGGGCTACTGAAGTAAGAATGATAACTAAGAATGGTATTAGAGATGAGGTGCTGGACGGCTCTATCTTCAAGAACATAGACGATAGGGTTGCTGCCTTTATAGAAGCAGAAAGAGAGTTGTCACTAGTTAGTCTACAGAATCAGATAGATGTCTTGAAGAGTGAAGCAGATGCCTTCTTGGCTAATCCTCCTAGAAACATAGATGAGTTCCTTGGAGATATGCAGAGCATAACTTCTATGATAGAAGGCACTGGGGAGAGGATACATGACTATAGGAGGTTGACAGAGCTAAGAAAGGCTAAACTTAGCCCTGCTGACTTTGATGACTTTGAAGTTGGTTCAGCTAAGCTACTAGCAGAATTCATGGATACTTCAGAAGAGCAGCTAGTGAGAATGATGAATCAGATAGTGGAGAATGCTAAGGGTGCTCCTGGTGCTACTGGTATTAATGTGTTTAGAGGAGCTCCATCTCCCGAGAGAGCAGCTAGAGACTTCCCTGGAGTATTCGTATCTCGTAGTCGTGCTCAGGCTGCACAGTATGGAGATGTGTCAGAGTTTGTTATAACTGGGAAGCAGAATATTTTGGATGTGGGGTCTTCGGAAGTTACAAGCCTGTTAGATGAGTATACTAGCGTAGTTGGTAAGGGGGCTGCTGACCTTAAAGCTGCTCAGACAGGCGAATTGTCTGATAGTCTGTTTCTATTCCCAGAGCCTGAATGGGTAGGTATTCTTAAGAGAAGGGGCTATACTGCTACTAGCTTTGGTGAGGATATATTTGTACTTGACCCTACATCTGTGGTGTCTCCTACTCCAATGATGTCTGATATTCAACTAGCTCGCCTTACCGACTTAGATAACATCTCTCGCCTTGAACTGAATAACATCCTAGCAACTCGTAACAAGATAGCAGAAATAGAATCTGTCATTCCTCGCACTGCTAAGCGTAGGCGTGATAATAGGTTCTGGCAACAGCAGAGAACACAGAAAGCTTCTATCTGGGATGAGTATGATACTAACTCTCGCCGCTTCAAAGACCTTAGACTGCGGGCTAGTCGCAACTTCCTTCAATCAGTAGATAAGCCTATCTACGTTCCTGACTTCATACCTGATATTGTAGATGAACTGACTCCTAGTCACTTAGCTTACCTCTTCGGAGCAACAGGTGATGACCTCTACCGAGGACTTACCAGAGTATCCCATCATATAACTATACATCCAAGAGAAGACTTCATCCTACTTGCTAGAAACCAGGCAGATGCCTATGCCTCAAAGTTTAATAAAGTAGCTGCTGATATAGGCTTTACTGATGAAGCAATAGGTGATGTCTATGACCAACTGTGGAGGAATCTGGGAATAGAGCCTACGACTCTAACTCCTGACTCTCCAACAGTAATGCAGATGGAAGAGATAAGGCAGGAGCTGCATAGACTCCATGCAGCTTATAAGTTGCCTAGTGTTAAGGCGAACCCTTCTGGGGACTACAGAGCTGTGCTGTGGCAGGGAGAGCTGCATAGAGTTTCTAGGGCTGGACAGCACACTGAAGTGATATCTCCGCTTGCAGGACCTAGAAGCAGTGTCGTAGAGGGCTTGACATCTGGCAAGGCAGGGTACATTACGTTTAACTACAAGAAGGCTGGAGAGATGGCAGTTCAAACTGACAGGAACCTGTTGAGCCATGCCGATATGAGTAGTCTTCATGAGTTGGCTGCTAAGGAGGGTCAGACTACTATTGTATTCTCTAAGAAGCCTATGGGTCCTATTGAACTTGTGGAACCTATACAGGTAGTTAGTGCTCCTGATGTAGTCAAGTGGAGACAGTATGTCAATGGAGTAGCTGATGACTTAGATAATCTGCCTATGTATGCTGAACGTGTAGTGCCTGAGGCAGATATTGGTCTTGGCGAGCGTATTATTGAGGAAGCTGAGTTTGAACGCCTCATTGAAGAACGAGCAAGGGAGCTAGCTGTTCAGGAAGGCTATACTATGGAGCAGGCTAGGAAACTAGTTACAGTTCCTAGGCGGCGTGATGTTATGGTTGACCCAGAAGAGATTAATCGTATCAGGAGTCAGGTTGATAAGATTGCTCAGGAGACCAAGGCTAATGGTGACACCCTCAGAGATGTAACTGATATATGGCAGTTGGAGGCTCATAATGATGAGTTACAGACTATAGGTAGAGTAGCTCAAGGAAGTCCTGAGTATACCCAAGGAATCCGCAAGATACTTAATGAGAACTATCCATCTGGGTATATCAGAATCTATCGTGGACAAGGTGGTGCTCTCAAGCCTGGTGAAGCGCTGGAGAGGGAGTTTACTAATGTTACTAGTCGCAGAAGTACGGCAGTGGACTTCCAGAAGTCTTGGGTGGACAGGACTGGCAAAGAGTTAGCTCCTGAAATAGATGATATTCTTATTAAAGTTGATGATGTCTTAGCTATTGGCTCTGTGATAGAGTCTGAACTTGTAATTCCATCTAGCGTTCTGAAGAGTAGAATTGAGGGTCCTCTACGAGCTCCTACTGCTGTAAGGCCTCAGTGGTGGTCTAACAAAGAACAGGCTATGACTCTAGCCCGAGAACGTCATGCTCTAGCCTATCCTACCTACGATAATGCTAACATAATAGACGAGTCTATGAGAGCAGTGTTTCCATTCTGGAACTATGAACTCTTCCGCTGGAGATGGATACCTCGTACCTGGATGAGAACACCAGGTACTATGACTGGTCTAGCTCGCTGGATGAATTATACAGACCAAGGCTATGTGCCTCTACCTGGCACTGACCTTCAACTCAATCCACTCCGAGGCTCAGTCTGGATGGGTGGACTAAGGAGCTTCTACCTTAAAGACTTCCCTGAGTACTATGACCAGTTTCCAGGAATGGAACAGATAGACTATATTGGCAGAGCAGGCTTCTTCCCAGGAGTTCATGTTATGGCTCCTATTGTAGCCTTTGGGGCACTAGCAGGAAAGCCAGAGTGGGGTGAACTAGCTCCTGCCTGGGTAAGGACAGGGCTATCAGGACTAAGAGCTATGTCTCCTGAGCATATAGGTAAGGTGCTAGACATAGTCTACCCTGACCGCTTTAGAGACTTCCAGACCATGCTTACTCTGGGTGAAGAGGGCTATGATGCTGATGCTATTTGGCGGAAGAAGAAGCAAGGAATAACACTTACGCCTGAAGAGGAGAAGCTCTGGCTTAGAGCTGAGAATAGAGCCAACGGCATCAAAGGTATCCTTATGCAGCAAACTGGTATCTTCCGCATAAGACCTCAGGAATATACTCAAATCCGAGAGTCAATGAGGCTAGCTATTGAAGACGCAACTGGGGTGCCTGTAGCAGTGCAGGAACAGATAGATAGAATGTATCCTGTTACTGGCAAGAGATTTAGTGACTACTACAGTCTAGATGTTCTACAACAGAAACTCCTCTACGAATTTGAATCTTATCGTCGCTGGCAAGGAGTAACAACTCCTCTCTATCCTTCCTCTTGGCAGCTCCTTGATGTGAAGATTAGAGACTACTATGAGGAGCTAGACAAAGTATACAATGAAGCAAGATATGAAGGAGTCTATGAAGATGGAGTAACGGTTAGACCTAGCATAGTAGAAGCTAATCGCCAGTTTATATCTGATGAAATAGGTCCTGACCAGTGGATGGGACTACGCAGTGATATACAGAGTGGTCTAGGTGAGGCTGGTAGGATTCTAGGAGAATCTCCTGCCTACAAGGATGTACCTAAGACCTTTGATGAGCGAGCTGAGATGCTAGAGGAGCGAGGTATACCTACACCAACTCAAGGGCCTGACCAGGAGCTACTGTACTACTACTACGAACTTCGTCCTGAGTATAAGTACTCTTGGGAATCTGAGAGAATGGAGATGGACTTTGAAACCTACTATGCCAAGATTGATATCCTGCTGGAATCTCTAGATGCTGCTCACCGAGAACGCCTTATTCAACGTATCCAGGCTGACTGGACTCCTATGGAGAGGCTCTACTGGAACGTTAGCCGAGAACATCTAAGACCCTACAGAAACCTCAGAGACATAGTACTCCGAGAATATGATGAAGAGCAAGTCAAGCATATCCGCAGATTTGAGGTAGCTCGAGGTACTGAACGAGAGGAGTTACAGGAAATCATAGGTCCTGATGGTCTTAAACTCATCTCAGGATTTAACAAGAGACTTCGAGAAGCTCGCCAACGCTTCCGCATACTTGACCCTCTGACTGATGCCTGGCTTAACTTTTTTGGGAGAACTGATACTCTCATGTCTAAGGAAGCAGAGCAAATGTATGAGGACCTTAGGAAGCAGTACCTAACTCCTGATATGATTGGGAGTAGATAGTCAATGGTAAAAATTTAATCCGTATACATTAGTAATACATATTATTATATCCTTGACACCACATAGGAGGGTATGTTATACTGACTAATAGGAGGATGTAGATATGGGAACTGAGAACCAGCCGAATGGTGCTTCTAGCAGTCCTGAAGTTCAGGCTCCTGCAGCTGAGCCAGCAACTCCGCCTGAACCAATAGAGCCTACCGCTAAGGTAGAAGTAAAAGATGGTAAGGTGTTAGTTGATGGTAAGAGTTTTGTAGCAGAGTCTGACCTGATTGCTGCGAAGAAGAATTTAGAAGGGCAGTTGGAAAAGCAGCAGACAGCCCACGAAGGTGCTATTGATAGTGCTAAGTTAGAGGCTTCTAATGCTCTACAGCAGATAGCCCAACTAAATGCAACAATCCAGAAGAACGAGCAGGCCCGTCAGGCGGGTGCAGTTTCTGATGAGGAAGCTGCGAGGGTCAAGCAGGAGGCAGAGACTACCAAAAGTAGTTTAGAACAGGCTAGTGCCAGAGTTCTAGAACTCCGCCGAGCTAACATTGTCCTTGCTTCGCAGGGAACAGTTAGTGAGGAGCAGTTAAAAGACAAGTCACTTATGGAGCTTGACTCTTTTGAAGAAGCGCTGAAGGCGCTGGCAACATCTAGAAGTGGTCTTGGACCTTATGCACTAGGTGGAGGGCAAGGTGAAGCTGCTCCTAAGACCGAAATGGAGAGAGCAGCAGAAACCTTAGCAAGCACTCCCTTAACAGGTACCAGGTCTGCTGATAAGTAATAAACTAGAAGGAGACAAGTAATATGGCGGATGAGTCAGGTGGACATTGGACAAATCTAGCTGCTGCTCAGAAGCTAACTCAATCTACCAAGATTCCAGGTGTCTTCGAAGAGGACATCAAGAGGAATAATCCACTAGAGAGGCTCACTGTAGCACAGGCTGCTCACAGTGGACTTAAGATAGAGTGGCTGAGGGAGCAGGCAGCAGCAGTAACTGCTATTGAAGCAGCTGTGGTTGAGATAGATATCGGTGAGCAACTGTCCTGGACTGAGGATGTAAACTATGATGAGAAAGAAATGACTCTTCGTAGAGTCTATATCCAGAGGAAACTAGACCACTACTTACCTGGTATCTATGGAACCTACAACAACTATGAAGCAAGGATGCTTCTGGAATCTGAGAAGGGATTGAAGAGGAAGATAGGGGCTAGGATAATCTACGCCGATAACACCTATAGCTCAAGCAAGCAGTTTGATGGTGTTCACGCTCTGGCTGCTGAGCATGGTACTCCTTGGACTCAAGGCTCTGCTTACGACCCTAAGAATATTGATGGGGCAAGTGGAGCTCTTAGCCTTTGGAACCTGAGGGTGCTAGTCGATAATATGCTACACGGTGTAGATGAGCTCTGGTCGCCTTTTGAGATTGTACGCAGAATGGATGCTGCCTATCAGGAGACAGGCTTTGCTAGTCTAGCATCTGGCACTGCGGGCAGTCTCAGCTTCATCACTATGGGCTACAATGATCTTGGTAAGAGAGTCCTCTTCTGGGATGGTATTCCTATTATCAGAACTGACTACCTCGTTGCAGAGGCAGATGGAACTGGTACTGGGGGTACAGCCAATGCTAGAGGACTATATAGCTCAGGCACTCGTGCCTACTCCATCTTCGCAGTAAAGCATGGGAACGTACTGAATATGGAGCCTGGTCTAACCTACGCTTATGGTGGAACTGAGGGGGCTGGAGACCTCTACAAACTAGTCCGCTTCCCTGAGTTGGAAGACTACGATGCTGGTGGTTTAAGGCTTGTTAATAACAGTGCCTTACTACTAGGCTCGAGTCAATGTCTGGGAAGAATCTTTGACATTCAAGACCACGCAATAACTGCTTAAGCAGTAGGCTTTGAACGGTGTGCCTACTTAAACACCAAAATATAAAAGGAGAAAAGTAAAATGGCGAACAAAGTTGAAACTGGCAAATACCTTAACCATGACATAAGGAGTAACAATGGTTCTTATATCATAATGCCTCCTTGGTTTCAAGGTGAGAGTGGTTGGGGTAATCTAAAGCTGCCTAATGTCTACAATACTAACGATGTTGCTGCTCTATATCCTGTAGGTACTAAGTATGTAGAGGGTGAGAGAATCTTCTACTACGGCAAGCATCTAGGTCGTGCTGCAACACATGGAGCAACACCTGGGGCAACTGGTGCTGATGAGCTTGGTAGGATACACTTCACCAATGCCTATCAGAGAGATATGGCTTCTGGCTTAGTCACTAGGGCGGTAGCTGGAGAGGATTCTATGTGGTACACAACTACACCATCTGCTCCTACAGGACTAAAGGCAGACAACTACCTATCAGGTGGTTGGGTCAACGGTAAGGATACTGGCTCTGCGACAAGACCGTTCTATCGCAGAATTGTGGCTCACAACTACACTGCTGCTGCTGGGTCTGCCACTGAGCCTACTAGACCTGAAAGTCTTGGAACTACGTGGGACAATAGTGGCAATACTCTTAATAGTGAACTTATACTTGATCAGCCTATTGTTACGAGTGTTACTGCCTTGACCTCCATGTTGCTGCCTAATCCCTGGAAGCACTGTTACAGGGAGGTAGCGTCAGCTTCTGATATTTACTATGGAGCTATGGGTGCTTGCTGCTACAATAACCCAGACGCTGACTACTATGTTTGGTATCAGACCTGGGGACCTTGCTCTACAATCTGGATAACTGACTTTGGTGGGCAGTCCAATAGAGAGTCCTTATACTGGGTGATGGGTGATGGCTCTATTATTAGTAATGCTCACGATGGTTCTACCTATTTCCAGAACAATCCAATCGCAGGTCAGGTAATGTTTAGCACCTATGTTGAGGGTACTACTGGTGCTGACGAGCAAACCGCAGTAATGTACTATCTGCAGCTAAGGAGATAGCATGGCTGATAAACTTAACCGAATGTCTGCTGGTGACCTGCTTGACCTATGTAAGGAGAAGGGCTTAGATGTACCTAATCCTGATAGGAAATCTCTACTGAAAGCACTACGTTTCAAGAAGAAGTAGAATCAGTAAATGGGAGGGTGGCTAACAACTGCCCTCCCCAGGGAGAACAAGATGCCCTTATACGAGTATGAGTGTGAAGGTGGACACAGGTTTGAGGAGCTGCACAGCATAGAGGATAGGAATAATGTGGTATGCCCTAACTGTGAAAAACCTGTCCATGTTAGAATATCCTTACTGGGCAAGCCTCTGTTTGCTCATACCTTCACTACCTATGGACACGATGGCTCTGTGATAGGGCAAAGACAAACTACTGAACGTACTGAATATCCAATAAGAAAGAAATCTGGTAAGGAGGTGAGTGCATAATGCCTCTTGCAGTAGAAGCACTCAACGATACTAGCTCAATGGAGCAGATACGCCAAGCTATCAGTGACACTATTGGTCAACTGATAAGGGAGGGCAAGACCCAGGAGGAGGCTGCTGGGCAAGCTTACAGTATGGCTCGCCAGTCTACTGGGAAGGAACTAGACTTCGGACGATAAACTAAATAGAAAAATAAACATTTCAAGGGGGTAAGAAATGTCCTTAATAAGTAAATGGTTTTCAACTACTCTGGCATTTGGTACAGATGACCAGAACACTCCTGAGGTAGACCTACAGGATGCCTTCGAAGCAATCGAAGTAGACATCCCTACCATAGAAGCAGCTGAAATCCAAATCAAGGGTGCTAATCAGTCTGCTGGCACCTTTGACCTCATAGGCTACGAAGAGCCTATTCCATCTACCACTGGTGGGTTTAGAACTACTATACCTATAGGTGGTAAGTATCAATACATCAAAGTCTACCTTTCAGCAGCCCAGACAGCAGACCGTGTATTTGCAGTTAGAGGTATTAGCTATGCTTCTGGTGGGTTAGTAGCTCTGCTAGGAAGAGTCAAATGGTTAGCTACTAATACTGTACTAGCTGCTGGCTCAGCAGTCATCGGTAAGGTTAGAATGGTGACTGCTACTGGTGATGAAGTTACTGACGATACTGCGGATGCTGTCAAGTCACTATTGGTAGATGCCGCTGGAGCAGTAATTGAGAAGGCTGAAGATGCAGCTCATAGCTCTGGCGACAAAGGTATTATGACACTTGCTGTTAGGCAGGATATACCTGCCAGCATGGTTAGTGCTGATGGAGACTACACTCCGCTCTCAGTTGACCAACTAGGAAGAGTGAGAGTTAATACTGGCGGTGCTGACTTTGCCTCAATGATAGGTATGCCTGAACTCCGAGCAGACAATGATGGTTGGGCTGTCTGGGAGAAGGTGGCTAGAAATGCTAAGTATGTTCTAGGTACTGATGGTAATAGGCAATTCAGGCAAGGTCCTTGGGCTGCTCATCTAAATGGAGGTCCTCAGAGTAGTGGTGAGGATTGGGCTTCTATCTGGATTCCTATAAATGACATGCACCTGACTGACCTTGACGAATTCATGTATACCTACTACAAGTTCCTAGCTGGAACTGCAGATGTAGGCGCTGCTGCTCCTAACATAGTAATCTGTGTCCATGACCCAGCAGACCATGACCAGAGAGCAGAGATTAGTCATACTGCTAGTGCTGCTGGTGCAGTAACTGCAGGTTGGCATGAGACTATTATCAACTCAGCTACTACAGCTCTCTTCTGGTATGGACAGGTAACTGGAACTCCTGATACCTGCCCAACTGAAGGAACCAACTACACCTGGGCGAACTATCAGGCTGACTCTATATTCAGCACCTGGACTGTCTTTATGATTAAGATAGACTTTGGCTTCTGGAGTGGAACTAGAAGCACAGGTGATGTGTGGGTTGGTTCTTGCCAGATAAACAATATAGCAGTTGACTGGACGCCTGCAGACTTGGATGACCTTGGAACTAGGAAGAACTTCTCAGAACCTACGTTTGGTGAACCTACTCTGATAGCAAGAGGTAATGGTGATGCTGTTTGGTCAAGGCCAGGTCTCGAGCACCTCAACCAGAAGAGTGGTAGTGCTTGGATGGCTAATCTCTACGGTGGAGTACAGTCTGCATGGAATGACTGGGCGGCTATCTACATCCCAGTTAACGAGCTACCTTTACCACTACTGCACACTGCTAGGTGGTCATACTACCTAACTGAGGCAGAAGCCTTTGGACTCAACATGGTTATCTGGGTGCATGACCCTTATGACTATGATATAAGAGCTGAGATAACTCAGAAGGCGGATATAGCTACTCTTGAAAAGGCTTCAGGCTGGGATGCTCATGAACTCAACCAGACCACCAACCAGTTCTACTACTATGGTGAAGGTATAGCTAATACTAGTCTGATAACTGGCACAGGTCCTGGCAACCTCTTCGGACTAGATGACTTCCAAGGTGATGAGCGGTTCAACACTATGGTAGTGTATAGGATTTCCTTTGAGTACGGCTGGCACACTGGAGACAATGAGTTCAAGGATGCCTGGGTAGCTGATATAACTCTCAACAATGAGCAGATTGCTCTGAAGCCTGACAGTGGTGGAAGTGGAAGAATAGGCCATAGACGCTACTTCAGTACTGATACCTCAGCCAATAGCACTCTTGCTCCTAAGACTCCATTCAGGCTACTTAGCATAGACTGCGAAATAGATACAGCAGGTACTACAGATGAGAGCCTAACCATAACGAAGGACTCTGGTACGGCTGATACCTACGATACATTGCTCTTTACCCAGAATACCAAGACACCTGCTATAGTTAGCCTCTTTGTTCCATTTGAGAATGCCTACTTCCTAGACTCTGACGAACTTGATATGCTATGGGCTAATTCACAGGCTAGAGACTTTGGGTTCACCTGGACTTATCAGACGGTGTTTAGTTAAGGAGGAGCTATGACTACCATAAATGGAATTAAGAATAGAGTAGCTCCTAGAACTATTAGTAGTGTCAATGGAGCAAAGTACATCTCTCATAATGGTATTAGGCAGCTTGACTATGACAAGTGGAAGATGGTTTGGAATGGAAATCACTTTGCTCCACCTGACCTTAGCAGTAAGCTCTATCTACCAGGAGTTCCAGGTGCAGGTGCTACTATCTTCGACTTTGGTGGCTCTACTAATGGCACGGTAGTTGGTGCTACCTGGAT